CCAAGGCGTGGAAACAACTCATAGAAGATCTGTTAGATATGCGTACCCAGTACGAGAACATAAGAAACTGCGACAAAGACACAGTAGAGTTCCGTAAAGGACAAGTAGACATCCTAGACTACATGGTTGGATTAAAGGATCTGTCTGAAAAAGCCTATGAGGAACTAAATGAAACGAATATTTGATTTTCAGTGTGCCAAAGGCCACATAACTGAAAAGTACATAGATGACTCTGTAACCGTCATACAGTGCCCACACTGTGGAAATGACGCTAGCAGGCTTATCTCAACTCCTATGATTAGTCTTGACGGTTGTTCTGGGGATTTCCCTGGGGCATCAATGGCATGGGAACGTAAACGCCAAGAAAAGATTAACTGGGAGCGTAAGACTGGTCGTTCTGACGAGTGGAAGTAAGCGGATAAGAGAACCCCGCACAATTTAGTAAGTGTTCTTTCTTAATGCTGTTAAGCACGGGAGACATAGATGGCTGCTTTTATTGAGGAAGGCGCAGAAGAAGCGCAAACTAGTGAAGTTGTAGTAGATCCTGCTGAATTGACATCTGAAGTAGAAGCACAGAGTCAAGAGCAAACGGAAGAGGAACTCCCTGAGAAATATCGGGGTAAGAGTGCCAAAGACATTGCCAAGATGCACATGGAGGCTGAGAAGTTAATTGGCCGCCAAGGCAGCGAGGTTGGTGAACTACGCAAACTAGTTGACGATTATATTCGCACCCAAGCCACAACAAAACAGCAACTGAGAACCGAATCTACTGATGAGGTAGACTTCTTTGCTGATCCGAAGAAGGCGGTAGAAATCGCAATTGAGAATCATCCCAAGATTAGAGAAGCGGAAGCACTCACTCTTGAGATGCAACGAGCCAAGGCTCTGAATGCTTTACAAACAACGCACCCAGATTATCAGCAAGTTGTTACTGATCCTGGGTTCCAACAATGGGTGATGGCATCCAAAGTTAGGCAAGAGTTGTTTTTGAGAGCAGACCAACGCTACGACTATGATGCAGCAACTGAACTTTTGAGTGCTTACAAAGAACGCAAAGGATCAGCGCAGCAGACAGTAGCGGCAGAGAAAGAGGCTCGTAGCAAGACGATCAAGGCAGCGACTACCACTGTTGCTTCTGGCAGTGACGAGGCACCGTCTAAGAAGATTTATCGGCGCTCAGACATTATGAAACTCATGCAAACTGACCCAGACCGATACGATATGATGCAGCCTGAGATTATGGCAGCCTATCGTGAAGGAAGGGTTAGGTAATCTAACAATATTACGAAAGGAAATTTAAAATGGCTAATACAGCATTCGCACCAAATAATGCGGTAGTTAAATCCGCAGTTGATACCGCAGGTTTCGTACCTGAAGTATGGTCTGATGAGATCATCGCTGCTTACAAGAAGAACCTTGTTGCCGCTAACCTCATCAAGAAGATGAACTTCAAAGGCAAGAAAGGCGACAAAGTCTACTTCCCTGCCCCGACCCGTGGTTCTGCTTCTGCTAAAAGTGATACCGATGCAGTCACTCTGATTGCTGCTGGTGGTACGGCTCTGTCGGTTAACATCGACAAGCACTTTGAGTACAGCCGCTTGATCGAAGATCTGGCTGAAGTTCAGGCTATGTCTTCACTGCGCCGTTTCTACACGGATGACGCTGGTTACGCTCTGGCTACCCAGACCGACACCGACATCATCAAACTGGGTCGTCTGTCGCAAGGCGGCACCTGGAACGGTACTGATGCTACCTTCGGCTATGCCAACGGTTTCATTGGTGGTGATGGTTCTACGGCGTTTGATCCCACGGCTAACACCAACACTGGTAACGAGACTGCTCTTACCGATGAGGGTATCCGCCGTGCAATCCAGCGTCTGGATGACGAGGATGTTCCGATGGATGGTCGCTTTCTGATCGTTCCTCCGGTTGCTCGTAACACGCTGATGGGCATTGCTCGCTTTACTGAGCAGGCTTTCGTTGGCGATGGTTCTACCATCCGCAACGGTCAGATCGGTGACATCTATGGCGTTAAGGTCTATGTTTCGACCAACGCTGACACCGCTACGACTTCTGGCACTGGTGACGTTAACCCCCGTGTTTGCTTGATGGCTCACCCTGAGTTTGGTGTGCTCGTTGAGCAACTGGGCGTTCGTGTTCAGACCCAGTACAAGCAAGAGTACCTTGCTACGCTGCTCACCGCCGATACGCTGTACGGCGCTGGCGAACTGCGTGACAAATCCGCTGTTGCTCTGGTTATCCCTGGTTAATTGTGATACGGCCCCGCTTCGGCGGGGTCTTCTTAACTAAATAGGAGATAATTATGGCTGCAACTAGCGTATCTGTAAAAGAAGGTCGTGAACAGTTTGGTGGTGTGTTTTCTAAAGTATGGGCCGCTAAAGGCACCATTAACTTTGCTGAAGTTGCCGATGGTGACGAGGCTGTAGACACCATTGCTGTTCCTGGCGTTGCTCTCGGTGACGTAGTTATTGCCGTGTCTGCATCTATCGATGTAGAAGATCTTGGTTTAACTGCCGCTGTGACCGCTGCTAACGAAGTAACTGTTCAAATTTGGAACAACACTGGCGGAGCAATTAACCTTGCATCTGCTGTGTATAAAGTTATTGTAGGTCGCACGATCTTTGAATAAAACCTAACGGTTTTGCCCCCACAAGGGGCTTTTCTTTAGCGTCTTCACTGAGGATGTTAAAGAAAACTAGGAGATAACATGATTCCCCGAACATATCCAACAGTGTTGGTTAGCGGCACAAATGCAACAGAAATGGTTGTGTTTGAGTTGGCTAGTGCTGGTTCTCTAGTTGCATGGGAAGACTATATTCCTGTTAAACTTGTTTCTGCTGATGCTTCTGTGGCTGATACTTATAATAATAATGGCGCTATCGAAGTATCTTTGCTGGCAAGCACTTCTGGAATGGAAGCAGGAATTGATTACATCAATGTATTACAAGCACCTTCGGCAACTACGGCATGGTATGTAGGCGCTGATGGGTACATTCCAATCAGGGACGGTAAATAATGTCATTCTACCGTGGTGATGGTGGTACAGGCTCCGGTGATATAGTCAATACACCGTTGCAGATTTCACAGGGTGGTACAAACGCTACCACTGCTGCAGGTGCTCGTACTAGCCTTGGTTTAGGCACACTTGCAACACAAAACTCAGACAATGTAAGCATTACTGGCGGCACTATTGCCGCTTCTGCTATTCCTAGCCTTGCTACGGTTGCAACCACAGGCAACTATAACGATCTTAGCAACAAACCTACCTTAGTATCTTCCCTAGACAGCCTCACCGATGTAACAATTGGCAGCGGTGTTGCATTAAACCAAGTATTGCTGTATAATGGCAGCGGTTGGGTTAATAACGACATCGTATTGACTGCTTCAGGAATGGAAGCAGCCTTTGGCGATAACATACTGGTTTCTGCTGATGTTGGAGTAGTGGTTCAGCCTTATGATTCTAACCTCAAAGGCTTTGTAGACACATTTACCCTACCTACTACCGCAGGTTCTACTGGCCAGGCTTTAGTATTGACTGGTGGTAGTGCAACCACAACATTAGGTTTTGCCACTATTGACCTTGGAGTCACTACCTTTAATGGTAGATCAGGTGCTGTAAGTCTAACTAGTGCTGATATTACATCCGCTGTTGGTGACTTAGTACTAAAAAGTGCGGATGTTGGTGTAAAAGTACAGGCTTACGATAGTAACCTGACACAGTTTGTAAATACCTTTACACTGCCTACAGCAGACGGTACAGTAAACCAATTTATCAAGACAGACGGCGCTGGAAACCTCGTATTTGCCTCTGGTGCCGCTGGTGGTGGCGTAGATACCTTCAACGGTCGCTCAGGCGCAGTAACGCTTACAAGCGCAGATATTGTTTCTGCTGTTGGCGATCTGGTGTTGAAATCTGCTGACATCGGTGTTAAAGTACAAGCCTATGATGCCAATATCCTTAAATCTGGAGACATTGGCGTTAAAGTACAGGCTTACGATGCTAATCTTAATGAGTTTGTATTAGACTTTACATTACCTACGGCAGATGGCACTAATGGTCAGGTTTTAACCACTAATGGAAGCGGTACATTAGCATTTTCAACTATTGATGTAGGTGTAACAACATTTAATGGTAGATCCGGCGCTGTAACGCTTACTAGTGGAGATGTTCTCTCAGCAGTAGGCGACTTAGTATTAAAGTCTGGCGACATAGGCGTAAAAGTACAAGCCTATGATGCTAACTTGACAAACTTTGTCAATGTGTTTACATTACCGTCTGGTGATGGAACAAACGGTCAAGTATTAACCACTAACGGATCAGGGACTTTATCTTTTGCTAGTGCCAGCACTGTAGGCACATTGAATGACCTTAGTGATGTAACGATTACATCGCCATCTGCAGACCAGATTATTCGTTATAACGCATCTGCATCTCAGTGGATAAATGTGCCGTTACCTTCGTATTTACCTGTGACTAAATTTGATACTACTACGGTACAGGTTACAATTGCCAACGGTTCTATTGCGGTTACCAATAGAGCAGGCGGAACAGTAAATGTTTCTGTAGTTTAAGGATATAATATGACTGCACGATACCCCCTAGTTATAAACGGAACAACCATACAAGAACTTCAATCTGGTGATGTTGTTGAAGGTCTTGAGATTGGCGTAGATGTTCAAGCATACGATGCGAACACTGCAAAATATAATGCAACTACTGCCAACTTTACTGGAACATTACAACAAGGCGGAAATAACGTCTTAACTACAGCGAGCACAATTTCTGGAGGCACTTACTAATCATGGCTACCATTCTTACCAAAAAACGTGATACTACTGGCGCTCCTGGTGCTGGTGACTTAACTAACTCTACTGGCGGTGCTGAATTAGCAGTCAACACGCTAGACAAGATTCTGTATACCAAAGACTCCGGCGGCAATGTCGTTGATGTTGGCTTTGGTACAAGTTCTACTGTAACGATCACTAACAAGACGATTAGTGCTGATGATAACACGCTAAACGGTTTAGCAGCATCGTCATTTGTTGTTACTAACGGCTCTGGTAGAATTGATGGATCTGCGGCACAGAAAGCAATTCCTTCTGGCACAGTCGTAGGCACTTCTGATTCGCAAACACTAAGCAGCAAAACGATTCATGGTGATGTAAATACATTAACTGTTGACGGTACTAATGGTGTTGGTTTCAGAAAAGTTCCTCAGTCTGGGTCTGATAAAACTACTTCTTATACACTTGCTACTGGCGACATAGGTAAGTTTATCGGAGTAGGCGCAAGCGGATCAATTACGATTCCAGATGCAACATTTGCGGCTGGTGATGTTGTGTCAGTATTTAATAACACTACAGGAAACATTACTATTACCTGCTCTATCACCACGGCTTATATTGCTGGCACAGACTCAGATAAAGCATCTGTAACCCTAGCAACTCGTGGTGTAGCAACTATTCTGTTTATTTCTTCTACCGTCTGCGTGATTACAGGAAACGTGTCATGAGTGGAATTATGCTGATGCTGCTCGGAAGGGCAGCCGGAGGCGCAGGACCATCTGTTGTAACTGTATCTTTTACTGCGTCTGGTTCTTGGACTTGCCCTACTGGTGTTACAGAGGTTGAATATCTTTGCATTGCTGGAGGCGGTGGTGCTGGCGGTGTAAGTGGAGATGCTTCTGGCGGCGGTGGCGCTGGTGGATTTAGAACTGGTACAGGAGTATCAGTAAGTGCTGGTACAACATATACTATTACTGTTGGCGCAGGCGGCGCTGGAGGTGCTGGTGGCGCAAACAATGATGGAGTTCAAGGCAGTAGTTCGTCTATTGTTGGCGGCTCATCTTCGCCGTTTCAATCTCCAGGAATTGTATCTGCTGGCGGTGGTTTTGGCGGCGGCGGTTCTGGTGGCGGGTCAAACACAAGAAATGGTGGTAATGGAGGTTCAGGAGGCGGTGCGTCTAACACACCAGCAACCGCTGGATCTGGAAATACTCCTTCAGTAAGTCCTTCTCAAGGAAATAACGGTGGAACAGTTTATGGTGGTGGCGGTGGATCTGGAGGGGCCGGAACATCTACAGGATTTGATGGCGCAAATAATGGTGGTAGTGGAACAGCAAGTTCTATTTCTGGGTCTTCTGTAAATTATGCTGGCGGCGGCTGTAGTGGTGGATCTCAAGGAAATACGTTTGGCGGTGGAAATGGTGAATATGGAGTAGGCTCTGGAAACAATACCGCTGGTACTGCTAATAGAGGCGGTGGCGGCGGAGGTGCATGGAATGGTGGTTCTAATGCTGGAAAAGCAGGAGGCTCCGGTATCGTCATCCTAAAATACACAATCCCTGGCACTACTGGCCTTGCAATCTTTAATGCTTCTGGCTCATGGCAATGTCCGACAGGAGTAACTTCTGTTGAGTATCTGGTCGTGGCTGGAGGCGGCGGTGGTGGAAAAGAAGGCGGTGGTGGTGGCGCAGGTGGATTTAGAACAGGTACTGGCTTTTCAGTAACAGCAGGCACTACCTATACTATTACAGTCGGTGGTGGTGGTGGCGGTGCTACTGCTTATCCAAATGCAGGAGTTAATGGTAGCAATTCGATATTTAGCACTATAACTTCCGCTGGTGGGGGTGGTGGTGGAACAACACCAAGTCCTGCAACTGGGCAAAATGGAGGTTCAGGCGGGGGCCAAGGATCATCAGGAACTGGTGGTGGTGGCGGAACAGGCAATACACCATCTGTAAGCCCATCTCAGGGAAATAATGGTGGAAACACTAGCGGAGCAGGGAATTACACATCGGGTGGCGGTGGAGGCGCTTCGGCTGCTGGGGCAAGCGGCACAAACTCACCTAATGCTGGTGGAAACGGTGGTGCTGGTACAGCATCAAGTATTTCAGGATCATCCGTAACCTACGCAGGCGGTGGCGGTGGGGCTGGTGGCGCAAGTACGCCAACAACTCCTGGAACTGGAGGCGCTGGCGGTGGAGGAAATGCTGGTGTGTCCGGTGGAGGAAACGGATCTGCTGCTACCGCAAATACAGGCGGCGGTGGCGGTGGTTCAACTACCGTAGCACCGTCCTATCCTGGATATAACGGCGGAAATGGCGGCTCAGGAATCGTAATTATCAAATGGAGTTAGAGTGAAAGAAAAAACATATCGGCTTGTTGGAATAGATACCGCAATGCACCTGCTTCGTCCTGGTGCTAAGTGGGAAATATCAAATACCATCATCACTCGTTGGGAAGATCCAAGACCTCGCCCAACCTGGGAAGAGATACAAGACACGATAGAAAAGATCAGAGCCTTTGAGGACTCTATCAACACAATTCTTCTGCCGGAACAAAAAGAAGAATTAGATAAGCAAGTCCGTCAGATAGAGGAACTCATAGGCGAATGATACATAACCTCTTTCCGACTCCAGTTGGACGATATGAGTTAGGTCGTGATCTAACCGCTAAAGAGTTTTCGTTTCTAAAGAATCAAGAAACTCGCTCAAACATGGGTAACACAACGAGCAAAGACAACACGATTCTAAAGAACAAAGAACTAACAAAACTTAGAGATTTTTTAGAAACATCTATCTCTGAGTATTTTAAGACTGTGTATAACCCCAAGCATCAAGTGAATTTAAAGATCACACAATCTTGGACTAACTATACAGAAAATGGTCAGTATCACCACAAACACGCACATCCTAATTCATTTGTGTCAGGCGTGTTTTATGTGCAGGCCAACAAAGAAAAAGACAAGATTTACTTTTATCGTGATGCCTACCAGCAGATCAAGTTTCCACCTTCTGAGTGGAATGTGTGGAATTCTGAGTCATGGTGGTTTGAGGTTGGAACTGGAGATTTAATTTTGTTTCCGTCTAGCCTAACACACATGGTAGAAACAGTTCAGCATGACCAGACTCGTATAAGTTTGTCTTTTAATACTTTCCCTGTTGGAGTTGTTGGGGATGAAATGGATTTGACTGGCTTACAACTTGAAACTGTTAAAGGCTAAACAGATCGATTATCCGCAATGGTATGCAGAGTACGATCTAAACAATCTTGTAATAACAGTTGATAGATTTGATAAGAAACTAATAAAGAAAGTTGCTCAAGACATATCTGAAAATGGTCTGGTATATCCAATAGTTATAAGATCGCCTTACAAGGAATATCAAACAGAACCAAATCCAGATGTAAGTAGTTTAAGCAACGAAGAACGAAATAAAGTATTTCATGTATTTGTAGGCAACAAAAGAATCATCGCAGCACGAATGTTAGATTACACGCATATTTCGGCATACCATGTAAAGCGTGACGAAGATGCAAGGATGTTATGCGGATCAACTCAAATCCGTGATTTTTTAACTGATTGGTCAGGAGAATTAGATGGCGCATTTCGCTAAATTAGATGCTAATAATGTTGTCACACAAGTGATTGTGGTCGGCAACAAAGATACCTCGGATGCCGCTGGTATCGAGAAAGAACATATCGGTGCTGCTTTCTGTGAGCGCCTATTTGGCGGCACATGGAAGCAAACCTCGTATAACGGCAATATGCGTAAGAACTACGCAGGCATTGGCTATACCTACGATGCTGGCCGTGATGCGTTTATTCCTCCCAAGCCCTATAACTCTTGGGTGCTGGTAGAGGAAACCTGCCAATGGAAAGCCCCCGTAGATATGCCTGCTGACGCTGGTACTGGCGAGCCGCCTAAGATGTATTCTTGGGATGAGGCTACAACCTCTTGGAAACTGGTTGTAACGGAGTAATAAATGTCACAGCACGCTACAGAAGGCATCAAACACGTTACTGATGCGCTTTCAATAATGACCGTTATTGGCACACTGGCACAGGTGTTGCCTGCTCTAGCAGCAATCTTTTCAATCGTTTGGTCTTGTTTCCGTATTTACGAAACACGGACTGTTCAGTCTTGGCTAAAGAAAGGTAAAAGAAATGAAAAAACCGACAACTAAAGCAGGTAAAGCAGAGAAGGTTGGTAAAGTCATGGGCGAATACAAGCGTGGTACGTTGCACAGTGGCAAAGGCGGTCCTGTAGTTAAGTCACGCAAGCAAGCAGTTGCAATCGCAATGTCGCAGGCTGGAATGGCTCGTAAGCGTGCAGGACGTGGACGATGAAGCCAGGACTCTATGCCAACATCCAAGCCAAGCGTAAACGCATCAAAGAAGGCAGCGGTGAAAAGATGCGTAAGCCTGGAACCAAAGGCGCTCCTACTGCAAAAGCATTTAGGGAAGCAAAAAAGACTGCGAAAAAATAATGGTCAAAAAAGTATATCAGAATCCTAAAGGTGGTTTGAATGCAAAAGGTAGAGCCTATTTCAAGCGTACTGAAGGCGCTAATCTCAAACCGCCAGTTTCCTCAAAGCAGGCCGCAAAGTCTCCTAAAGCGGCGGCACGAAGGAAATCATTCTGTGCTCGTATGTCGGGAGTGCCTGGACCGCTTAAAGACGAAAAAGGAAGACCAACAAGGAAAGCCCTAGCATTAAGGAAATGGGACTGCTAAATGAGCACTACATACCTGAACATAGTTAACGATGTGCTGGTACGGCTCCGTGAGCCTACTGTTGCCACTGTTACTGAAAATGAATACAGTTCATTGATCGGTAAGTTGGTCAATGATGCAAAGCGTGAAGTTGAAGATGCTTGGGATTGGGAGTGTCTAAAATCTACCTATAGCATCTCTACTGTTGTAAATACATACAGTTATTCTTTGACTGGTGCTGGATCTCGGTCTAGGATCTACCAAGTCTGCAACGATACTCGTGACTGGTTTATGCAGTATCAGCCTACTTCGTGGTTCACAGAAAACCTGATTCTGAATCCACAGCCGTTATCAGCCAGTCCTGAGTATTATAACGTCAATGGCGTGGACTCCAGCGGTGACATCATCGTTGATTTCTATCCGAAGCCAAACGCTATTGAAACTATCAGGTTTGATGTGTTTAAGCCTGAGAATGAACTAACAAGCAGTACTGACACAACTAAACTACCCAAGAATCCTATTGTTGCTCTGGCTTGGGCAAAGGCCATTGAAGAGCGTGGTGAAGACGGTGGCGTAAATGTCAGCAGTCAGTATGCTGTTGCAAAACAATCCTTGGCTGACCACATCGCTATTGAGGCTGGTCGCCGCCCTGATGAGCAAACTTGGTACTGGGTATAATGCCTTTCCAAAATAAACCCCTACAATTTACCAGCATTACGTCACCAGGATTCTTTGGTCTAAACACCCAAGACTCCGGTGTAGACATGGGTGTGCAGTTTGCTACTACTGCATACAATGCTATCATTGATAAGTCTGGTCGCATCAGTGCTCGTAAAGGCTGGTTATATACTACCACCAGTGGTGGCACCAGTTCAACTCCAGAAGCAATGATAGAGTTTGATAATCATAACGGCACCTATACTATAATTAGTGCTGGTAACAATAAGTTGTTTACTGGTGAAACAACAATGACAGAGATGTCTGTTCGTAATGCTACAGACACTGGAAACGCAACATACACAATAACAGGAAATAACTGGCAGTTTGCTCCTGCACAGTTTAGTAGTGGAACAGCCGCTTCTGCACACATGGTAGCAGCGCAGTCTGGGCATCCTGCTCTAATGTACCACAAACTACCTTCTGGTGGTGGCGGTGGTGGAAGCCATGCACACACTGGTAACTTTGGATTCCAGCGACTCGGCGATGTTGGTAACGTGCCTACTGGCTTTACTGTTACTACCTTTACACCAAGTTGTGCATTAGGTGCTTTTGGTAGGATGTGGACTGCCAACACTGGAAGTAATGATAAACTTACTGTATACTACAGTGTATTGTTAGATCCGTCTGACTTTACTGGCTCTGGCTCTGGTGTTCTTAATCTAGAGAAAGTTGTTCCTGGTGATGACAGGATTGTAGCACTGGCTTCTCATAATGACTTTTTAATTATTTTCTGTGAGAAGAATATTGTTATCTATAATAATGCAGCCAACATTGCTAACATTGCTCTACAAGACATAATTGTA